CATTGATAACATAAGGCTTTCCATGTCCAACTGCAGTATAGCCAAGACAGGGAGATGTCTGATAGCCTTTTTGCAGGGCTTTTTCTTTCATGCCACGCAAAACCTCACCTGACAATCGAATGGAGTAGTATTCATCCATCCATTCGATGATACGCTCGATCAGTGAACCGAAAGGATTATCGGAGAGGGGCTCAGATACGCTCACGACATCTACATTGTGCTGCTTTTTTAATAGAGATTTATAAACGATAGATTCTTCCTGATTCCGGGCGAACCTGGAAAACTTCCATACCAGGATCTGATCAACCGGATGATCATCACCTTTGGCCAGTCCGATCATCTCCTGGAAGCCGGGACGCTTGTTGGCTTTTCTTCCGGAGATACCGAGATCTGTGAAGATCTTAATGATTACAATATTGTTCTTGGCTGCATAGTCCCGGAGGAGATGCTCCTGGGAGTCCGGAGAGATCTCTTCCTGATCATGAGTGGATACCCGGATGTAGCCGTATGCATATTTTACGCTCATTGTATCACCTTTCCTTCTTAAGTGTACGTAAAAATGGGTACAAAAATAACACCTATACGGTGCCGGATTTTTGTGATACAATATTCTTTGTGAGGGAGAGAATTGTATTGTGTTCCAAACACCTTATAGTTTTCTCATTTTCCCTGGTGCTGGTAACACCGGGGATTTTTTATTATTATCTATATTGTTTATTTAATTTAAGCATAACCTTTCCACCAGATATGCCGTCGTAGACAAACCAATCTTTCTGGTTGTTAGTTTTACTGGCTGGTGCGACGCCAACAAGGGCATTATAGCGAGTATAGAGACCTCCATAAAAGTTCTGTGAACTTGATTCTATAGAAGAATCTTGCATTTGCGCATATAAATTCAATTGCCTTACAAGAGTATCAGCAAAATCAAGAGCAAGGGATGGATCAGTAGAATCATCAACAACTGCAGTTATAGTTATTGTATCATCTTTTACTCCGATATAATAATCTTGAACATAGGTGTAATCTGGATCAAGCGGTAAGTTCGCTTTTAAATCAGATATACATTTGTCCATATTTAACGAAGATGCTGTTTGTGTATCTGATGTAGAAGAAGTAGAATCGTTTCCTTGATCAGATGCGTCACTTTCGGATGAATTTGCTTTGTCTGAAGAATCTTCAGTGGTAGCTTCATCAGCTTTTTTATCAGATTTTACTGTTTCTTCTTTTTTCGTGTCGGACTTAGAACTTGAAGAATCAGATCCTCCACAAGCAGATAATGACAATGCCATAGATGATGCCAGTAATAATGCTACGATTTTCTTTTTCATATGTTTTTCCTTTCATTTTATTTGTTTCAAAATGTTTCGTCTCTTGTTATTTTCCAGAGTTTATTTATTCAATCAGATATCTCCGCCATATAAATACTTTCGTATCAAGAGGGCAGTGTATTTATGGTTAGAGATACTGGATGAATTACATATATCTCTTTACAACTTCTATTAAACGATTTTTGTATTTGTACAAATCGTTTAAAGAGTCGATATAAATACGCTCGAATTTTTTATTAGCATCCGGGATGAGAAGCTGTTTATTTCTTGCATCAAGATTTAGGCGACAAATCGGTTTTCTATTATTGTCTTTATACAGAATTCCAAAATAACTTTCGGTATCACGGTGAACTATATCTTCAACAGGTACGATACCGGCAAGAAGTCCGCGAATAATGTAGAAACTTTCAATTTCATCTTCCGTTGTAACAATCTTGGATACAGGTTCTTTAATCTCTGGTTCTGATTCTTCATCTTTATCATAATCGTCAGCTAATGCAGAAGAAATTTTACTATTTACTATTTCATTTACAAAAGAAGAGAAAGCTCGTTTTACCACAGGTGTAAATTTTTCAATTATTCTCTGATTCTTTTGACCATCGTATATATCCGCTAAAATAAATCGAACAAAGTCTTCTGTCGGAGATTCAAACTGTTTTGTTAAGATGTTTTTTATTTGACTGCTATATTTAAGCTCTTCGGCAGTACTAAATATTTTGTCCTTATCAAAATTATCTTTACAAAATTTTTTTAATTCATTGATGGAAGAATCTTTTAAATTTTCCATGTCTATTTCTAGAAATGGCACAAGATCCATTTTGTTTGATTCTTCTAAATCTGTATAAAAACGATATATTATGCCATTTGTAAGAATGCCAAATTTAGCAGGAGATGTCCCGAAATATCTAAAAAGTTGAGACGAATGTTTGTCGAGTTGCTCTGAGCAACTTTTGCATTCGACTAAAATATTCGGCTGTCCATTTTCTAGGATTGCATAATCAACCTTTTCGCCTTTTTTAATTCCTACATCAGCAATATACTCTGGGCAAAATTCATTTGGATTGAAAACATCATACCCAAGAAGTTGGAATAAAGGCACTACAAGAGACATTTTTGTGGATTCTTCTGTAGTGATGGTGTCTTTTAAAGACAGTATCCTTTCTGAAAATTGTTTAATTACATCATTGAACTCCATACATTTTCCTCTCTTTCATATTTTATAAATCATCACCATATAGATAGTGGTGTTCAGCTCGGTGGAACATATCGCAATGTTCTTGAATAAATTCAACACGTTTCTGATCACGAGCAATCCGCTTCTTTAATCGTCTTCGTTCCGCTTGCAATTGCTTGATGCGATCAAGATAGATTTGAGCCGGTTCTGGATCTTTGTGTGGATGATGAGCATAGTATTCAATTTCTTGTACATTACCTTTTAAAAAGTCATCATTTGTTATATGACTCATGGCATGCTCATATGCCTTAAGCTGAGATTCATAATTCAATCCGGCATTGATCAGTATCGTGTAGCTTCCGTCTTCGTTCGGAACAACCATTTCATTTCCTTTTTTACTAGGAAAGTCCATAAGAACGACATTAACATCCGGTGTCGTCAATATCACCACGTTCCTTTCGTTTAAGCGCGAGAGCCATGCTATGCAGAGCTTTTAAGTCGTCCGGATCCATATCTTTCTGGACATCGAACAGCGCTTTCAGTTCTTTGTTTTCAAATATCTCTTGTGCTACCTGTGCAGTTTCATCATTTAAATAATACTTTTCTGTATCTGATTCATTTCCTGTCATTAAATAGTCGACAGATACATTGAAGTAATCAGCAATTTTCTTTATTTTCGTAGCATTAGGTGTACTGTTTCCTAATTTACTGATATACCCCTTTCCGAATCCAAGAGTTTCTTCGAGCTTGTTCATTGATATTCCATAGTCTTTGCACAAGCTTTTAATACGTTCTTTCATATTTTTGGGCCCTTTCTGAAAAAATCGCAAAAACTTCTTGACATTCTGAATATATCGCGTATAATAAAATTACAAGTTCTGAAAAAATCGCAAAAATAATCAGAATGGCAAATATGCTATTTATTTGTTTGTGGTAATTCAAATTATAGGATATTTTCAGAAGTTAGTCAATAATATTTAGTGATTTTTTCAGAACTTATATTGAAAAAGGAGGTGTAAATTTGATTTACGAAAATATTTGTAAACTTGCAAAAGAACGTGGGATTTCGATTAACAAGTTAGAGGAAAAAGCAAATGTATCGACGGGCAGTATTTGCAAATGGGGAAATAGTGTGAGTCCAACAGTTAAAAACATTAAGAAAGTAGCCGATATTCTGAAATGTACTGTGGATGAATTAATTTCAGCAACAGATGAAACAGGTTCAAAAGAATGGAGGGAGTAGAGAGCAGAAGTGAATATAAATGTTATTTGCTTTTTGATAGTAACATTCATAGCAATAATATGCGGGGCAATTGAATATAAGATGAAGCTCCCGGATTGGAAGCTTCTGATAGTATGGACTATTCTGATGGAAGTATTAGCGGTTCTCCTTTTAATAAGCAGGCTAATGACTTAGCAATTCCATTGAAGAGTTCGCGAGCACCAGTAAAGTCATCAGATTCGATTTTGTCATTTAGATCATCTAAAAACGGCCATAAAGACTGTGGGGTATATGCATATATGTGGAAAAAACTTTCAGCACATTCTTTACAGGCAGTAGTTGTTGGATGCGAAATGCATTTACCGACTTTAGAAATAAAATCTTCGATGGTTGAGGCTCGAGCAGCATTGTATGTACTGGAATGTTTCTCTTGAATATCGAGCTCTCGCAGCTTGAGCTGATGGCGATTGGTAAGAATGGTTGTGATCGCAGGACTAATGATAGAAATAGCCAAGGCAATCCAAGCAGCGGTAGCGCTCCAATCAATTTGATGTCCCATAAGAAAATCTCCTTTCGTAAATACTCAGCGTGGCAGTGCCTGTATTTAAAGTATAGGAGAGATTGAAGGAAGATGCAATAAAAGAGAGGTGGATATTATGAAACGTTTATGCCCAGCGTGTTTTACAGAGCTTCCGGAGAAAGCAAATTACTGTCCAGCGTGTGGAAAGTGCATGAGAGAAGTGGTAGAGCAGACCTCCGAATATATAGGGAGTTCACCAGTAACAACAATAGTCGGAATAAATGATTGTGCGATTCATGTTAGAAATCGGAATGCAACAAGTACAAACAGTGATACATAACCTATAAAGAGGTGATGCAGTTTGAAACATATTAACATCGTGATCATCGATGGAGTAGAGAGAGACATGGCTACATTATCCGCAGAGGAGCGAGCAAAGATCGTGAATGAGTTGAATCGTGTAGCTGTTGGATATCTGGGATATCAGAAAGAGAAAACCGCTTAGGCGGTAGGAAGGAGGACAAGCTATGGACTTAAAGCCAGAAACACCACTGATTAAAAAGCTTGAGATCAAGCGTCTGGAAGATGAATGCGAAAATTTAAGACTGTGGCGTTGGAGATTAACTATTGCGATAGAGCTGATACTGATCACGGTATTAGGAGCGTGTGTGGTCAACTTTTATGCAATCAGGTGAAGGAGGTGAGGACATTGCAAGAAATTAAAAAGAGCGCTCACGATAGCCCGGCAAGGCAAGGAGCACTCTGGAAATTAGTCAACTATATTATATGAGAAGAAAGGAAATTAGTCAAATGACAGAAGAAAAGAAATATGAAATTACCATATCAGATCTGAGTGCATATATAGGAGCAGCAGCATTCGAGATACTTCCGGAAGATGCAAAGGAAGAGGATGTTGATAAATATGCTATGGTTGCAGCTGGCATTACGGACCGAGTTGCCAAGCATTTGGACGGTTCCAATCCTTTGCCAGAGGACCATGTGGCTTTGGCAAAAAAGGTGGGACGATTTATTGATGGACTTGGAGTAGTATGCGAAAAGATTGTTCAAGCTGCAATGGAGGAGTAGAGATGGCAGATAGTATCAAGATTAATAAGTTGGAAATTGAAAATGTAAAGAGAATCAAAGCCGTAAAGATTGAACCGACAAAGAACGGATTAACGATCGTCGGTGGGAATAACAATCAGGGGAAGACTTCTGTATTGGATTCTATTGCCTGGGCACTCGGAGGGGATAGATATAAGCCTTCCAATGCATCCAGAGATGGGTCAACGATACCGCCAAACTTACATATTGTTATGAGCAATGGATTGGTTGTAGAGCGCAAAGGAAAGAACAGCAGCTTAAAGGTAACAGATCCGAACGGAAACAAAGGCGGACAGCAGCTGCTTAATGATTTCGTGGAACAGTTGGCGCTGGATCTTCCGAAGTTTATGGAATTCTCCGGAAAAGAAAAAGCGCAGACATTATTAAAAATTATTGGTGTGGGTGATCAGCTGACAGCTTTAGAGCAACAGGAAAAAGAACTTTACAATGAAAGATTGTATGCAGGACGTACAGCTGATCAGAAAGTAAAGTTTGCAAAAGAACAGCCGTATTATCCGGATGCTCCGAAAGATCTGGTGTCTCCATCAGATCTGATTAAACAGCAGCAGGAGATTCTTGCAAGAAACGGTAAGAATGAAGAATACCGCCGGAATGCAGTGAATATGAAAGCGGAATACGATTCCCTGAATATGGAGATTGAGAATCTCAGAAAGATGCTTCAGGAGAAGATGGAACGGCATGAGGCATTATCAGAAGCCTTGGAAGCAGCCAATAAAACGGTAAGTGAGCTCCATGATGAATCAACAGCAGAGCTGGAAGCAAGCATCGCCAATATCGAAGAAATCAATCGTAAAGTCAGAGCGAATCTGGATAAGGATAAGGCAGAGGAAGATGCCAGGGCTTATCAGGACCAGTACAATGAACTGACAAAGAAGATTGAAGGTGTGAGAGATCAGAAGACAGAACTTTTGAATGCTGCAGATCTTCCATTACCGGAATTGTCTGTAAAAGAAGGTGAGCTTATATATAAAGGCCAGCAGTGGGATAATATGTCCGGTTCTGACAGACTTAAGGTATCCACAGCGATTGTCCGGAAACTGAATCCAAAGTGTGGATTTGTGTTGTTGGACAAGCTGGAGCAGATGGATCTTGCTACCTTGCATGAGTTTGGTCAGTGGTTGGAGCAGGAAGGACTCCAGGCGATTGCTACGAGAGTCAGCACCGGAGACGAATGCAGTATCATTATTGAGGATGGATATGTCAAAAGCGAAGAAGCTGGTAATACAAATCCGGAACATCAGACAGCTCCGACATGGAAAGCAGGTGTATTTTAATGGAGATAACAAAAGGAAAGATTCAGAAAGCGAAAAAAGTTGTGATTTATGGTCCAGAAGGAATTGGTAAATCCACATTTGCAGCAAGGTTTCCAGGAGCAGTATTTATTGATACAGAAGGAAGCACGAACGATATGGATGTGGCAAGACTGCCACGTCCTACCAGTTGGAACATGCTTTTTGATGAAATCGAATATATCAAGACGCATACAGATGAGTGCAGAACGTTGGTAATCGATACCGTTGACTGGGCAGAATTGCTTTGCGTGGAACATATTTGTGCTGTTCATAACAAGAAAGGAATTGAAGATTTCGGCTATGGCAATGGATATGTCTACACAAAAGAAGAGTTCGGACGGTTCTTAAATAAGCTGTCGGATCTGATTGAGGTTGGCATCAATGTAGTCCTGACAGCTCATGCACAGCTTCGGAAATTCGAACAGCCGGATGAACTTGGAGCTTATGACCGTTGGGAATTAAAGCTTGGAAAAAAGACACAGTCCCAGACTTCTCCACTGGTTAAGGAATGGGCGGATATGCTTCTCTTTGCAAATTACAAGACATTTTCTGTAGCGGTAGGGAAAGATGGTAAGAAACATAAAGGACAGGGAGGCAAACGCACCATGTACACCCAGCATCATCCGTGCTGGGATGCAAAGAACCGTTTCGGATTACCAGAAGAATGTGAATTTGATTATTCTGTGATTGCAGAGATTATCGAAGGAACAAAGAAATCTGTGCCGGTTCCTAAAGAAGAAAAGCCGATTGAAATTCAGAAACCACCAGTAAAAGATGATGATTTTATGAATATTCCAAAGGATGCAGATGAAAAAGTTGATTTCGATACGGGCATCAAGATTGAAGAACCGGTTAAATCAACGGGCACGAAAGTGGAGGATTCCGTATTCCATATTGCAGAGTATATTCCAAAAGCATTAAGAGATCTGATGTATCCAAACTTAGTTTCAGAAGAAGAACTTATGGAAGCAGTATATCAGAGAGGCTTCTTCCCGAAAGGAACGCCTTTTCAGAATCTGCCACAGGAATTTGTTGACGGCTGCTTGATTGGAGCATGGCCACAGGTATTAGATGTGATCAAAACAATGCGGAGTCATTACGATATTCCGTTTGATAAATAAACAGGAGGTATAGATATATGAGTGAAGAATTAAAAGGAAGAGAGTTAGGTTGGGATGATGAGATTGAGAAAGGAGCTGATTACGTACTCCTTCCAGAAGGTGAATATGATTTCACAATCGAGAGTTTTGAACGTGGACGTTTTGAAGGAAGCGATAAAGCTCCGGCGTGTCCAAGGGCAGAATTAAAAGTAAAAGTGGAAACTCCGGAAGGCGTGTGTCTGATGAATGAAAGTCTTTTATTGTATGATCGTATGCAGTGGAAACTTGCAGAATTCTTCTTATCTATTGGAGCAGAAGAAGTGAACGGAAAAGTAAAGATGAACTGGAATATCGTTCCAAGAGCTACCGGACGTGCAATCATCGAACAGCGTGCGGATCGTAAAGACCCAAGTAAGAAATATAATCATGTGAAGAAATTCCTCCCAAAAGCAAAAAAAGAATATAAGGCAGGATCATTTTAAATGGAGCTCCGACCATATCAGCAGCAGGCGAAGGATGCTATTTTCTCTGAATGGGAGAATGGCGTCAAGAAAACGCTGCTTGTATTGCCAACGGGATGCGGAAAAACAATTGTCTTTGCAAAGGTTGCAGAAGAATGTGTTAAGGGAGGAAGCCGCGTCCTGATACTGGCACATAGAGGCGAACTGCTGGATCAGGCTGCAGATAAAATTGGTAAGTCTACAGGACTTGGCTGCGCAACCGAAAAAGCAGAGCAGACATGTCTGGGGAGCTGGTTCCGGATTGTGGTAGGATCCGTGCAGAGCATGATGCGGGAGAAAAGATTGAACCAGTTTCCAAATGATTATTTCAATACGATCATCATTGATGAAGCACATCATTGTATTTCAGACAGTTACCAGAAAGTATTGAGACATTTTCCAGATGCGGAAGTCCTTGGTGTAACTGCTACACCGGATCGTGGCGATATGCAGAATCTTGGCACGGTATTTGAAAGTCTGGCTTATGAGTATACTTTGCCAAAAGCAATCAAAGAAGGTTATCTGTCTCCTATAAAAGCAGTAACGATACCACTTAAGATTGATATGTCTGCAGTGGGAGTACAGGCCGGTGACTTCAAGAGCGGTGATATTGCAACAGCATTGGATCCATATTTGGAGAGCATTGCTGAAGAAATGGAAAAGTACTGCAGCAATAAGAAGACGGTTGTGTTTCTTCCACTTGTGAAGACCAGTCAGAAATTCCGGGATATATTAAACAATCATGGGTTTAAAGCTGCGGAAGTAAATGGAGATAGTAAGGACCGTGCAGAGATCTTAGAGGCATTTGATAAGGATCAGTACAATGTACTCTGCAATTCGATGCTGCTTACGGAAGGTTGGGATTGTCCGAGTGTGGATTGCATCGTGGTACTAAGACCGACAAAAGTCAGAAGTTTGTATTGTCAGATGGTGGGACGAGGAACCAGGTTATCACCAGAGACAAATAAAGATCATCTTTTGTTATTAGACTTTCTGTGGCACACAGAACGGCATGAGTTATGCCATCCGGCATCATTGATCTGCGAGAGTGCAGAAGTAGCACAGAAAATGACAGAGAACATGGAAAAGGATGCAGGATGCGTGATTGATATCGAAGAGGCGGAAAAGACAGCATCTGAGGATGTAGTAGCACAGAGAGAAGAGGCATTGGCTAAGCAGCTTTCTGAGATGAAGAGACGCAAGAAAAGGCTGGTAGATCCGCTGCAGTTTGAAATGAGTATTCAGGCAGAAGATCTTTCCGGATACGTGCCTGCATTTGGATGGGAGATGGCTCCACCGTCAGAAGGTCAGAAAAAGACACTTGAAAAGTTAGGGATTCTTCCGGATGCAATTGAAAATGCCGGGAAAGCATCCAAGATTCTGGATCGTTTAGATAAACGTAGAAGAGAGGGGTTAACCACCCCGAAACAGATACGTTTTTTGGAAAGCAGAGGATTTCAGCATGTGGGTACCTGGCAATTTGAAACAGCAAAAAATATGATTGACCGAATCGCTGGCAATGGCTGGAGGGTGCCAAGTGGTATCATTCCGGCAGAATATAGAGGATAAATATGGAACAGCATACAGACTTACAGGAAATAATTGAATATTTGAATCCAGCTGAGCTTGATTACCAGGATTGGGTGAATGTAGGAATGGCATTAAAACATGAAGGCTATTCTGTAGATGTATGGGATACGTGGAGTAAAAATGACCGGCGGTATCACTCAGGAGAATGTGAGAAAAAGTGGAATACTTTCCATGGCTCTAATTCTCCGGTTACTGCCGGTACAATTGTTCAGTTGGCTATGGAGCATGGCTGGAAGCCTTCATATACAGCATATGAGCTCGGCTGGGATGATGAGATCAGTGCAGAAGGTCTTGTGGTAGACCGTTCATGGGTAGAAGGTAAAGAAATACATGAGCCGAGAAACTGGGATCCAGTAAATGAGATTACCCGGTATCTGGAAACACTGTTTGATCCAGGAGAAAATGTCGGATATGTAACGGGAAGCTGGGAGAAGACAGATGATAAAGGAACACGCTGGTTACCACAGAAGGGCTGTTGGGACCGTACTGCCGGACAACTGATAGAAGCTTTAAACCATTGCAATGGCGACATAGGCGCTGTTCTTGGTGACTATAATCAAGAGGCGGGAGCGTGGATCCGCTTTAATCCATTAGATGGAAATGGATGTAAAAATGAAAATGTGACAGAATTCCGTTATGCATTGGTCGAGTCTGATGCCATGGATTTGGAACAACAGCATGCGATTATCCGGGAACTAGAGCTTCCGGTCGCATGTCTGGTATTTTCTGGAAAGAAAAGCTTGCATGCTATCGTTCATGTGGAAGCTGCAGACTATAATGAATATCGAAAACGTGTGGAGTACTTATATAACATTTGTAAGAAAAATGGATTGATTATAGATACTCAGAATAAGAATCCATCACGTCTTTCGAGACTTCCAGGAGTAATGCGAGCCGGTAAGAAACAGTATATTATCGACACCAATATTGGAAAATCCAGTTGGCAGGAATGGTATGAATGGATTGAATCCATGAATGATGACTTGCCAGATACAGAATCGCTGGAAAGTGTTTGGGATGATCTTCCAGCACTTGCTCCACCACTCATTGAGAATGTACTGAGACAGGGGCATAAGATGCTGATTGCCGGACCGTCTAAAGCGGGTAAATCATTTGCGCTGATAGAGCTGTGTATTGCCATTGCAGAGGGACGGAAATGGTTCGGCTGGAACTGTAGTCAGGGACGTGTATTATACGTGAATCTGGAGCTGGATAGAGCGTCGTGCTTACATAGATTTAAAGATGTATACGAGGCATTAGGCTGGTCTGCAAAGAACCTTTCTAATATAGATATTTGGAACCTGAGAGGTAAATCAATACCAATGGATAAACTCGCACCGAAGCTGATCAGACGCGCGGCAAAGAAGAATTATATGGCCATTATCATAGATCCTATTTACAAGGTCATTACCGGTGATGAGAACAGTGCTGATCAGATGGCGAACTTCTGTAATCAGTTTGATAAAGTATGCAATGAGTTGGGATGTGCAGTTATTTATTGTCATCACCACAGCAAAGGAAGTCAGGGAGGCAAGAGGTCCATGGATCGTGCATCAGGATCCGGAGTATTCGCCAGAGATCCGGATGCCATGCTTGATTTGATTGAACTGGATGTTACAGACGATCTTCGCAAACAGGAACAGAATAAAACAGTATGTGCGACCTGTCAGACGTATTTAGATAGCCATTTTGGATGGGAAGATGATTTATCTCAGGATGATTTATGTAGCCAGGTACAGATGATGAATTACTGCAGGGAGCACTTATCGCCTATGCAGATGCGGGAACTGCAGAAGCAGATAGATACAAACTTGATTACAACGAACACGAAGACAGCGTGGCGTATTGATGGAACTTTAAGAGAGTTTCCGAAGTTCAAACCGGTCAATCTGTGGTTCGATTATCCGATACATCACGCAGAGCAGTCCGGAGCATTGGACGATGTGCAGCCGGAAGATGAGAAGCCTAACTGGAAAAAGGGACAGGAAGCTCGCAAGAAGCAAGGCGAGGTCCAGAGGAAGAATAAACAGGCAAAAGTAGACATGGCGATTGAAAGTTTCCGGTTTGAACATCATGATACATACCCGACTGTGAAAGAGTTATACGAGCAAATCAAGAGTAATTCAGAAGCTGTCGGAGAGAAATATCCGGCAGAAAAAACATTGTGGAACTCATTAAAAAAGTATGGATATACGACAGACAAAGAGACGAAAAGGATTATCCCGCTACCATAAATTTTTAGGTAGTGGGAACATTCCCAGTTTCTAAAAAATAAGGTAGTGGGAAGTTTCCCGATTTTCTTCCTATTTTCTGATTTTCAGGTAGTGGGAACATTCCCTCCCGGCACCTATATATACTACGTATATATATACATATCGGGAATGGGAATGTGCGGGCACCCCCTTTAAAGTGTGGGGCGATTGAAGTACGCCCCCACACACAGGCGGGAGCCCACCCAGCACAAACCAGGGTCCAGGGATGAAAAAAAGAAATTTAAAACTTTAAAGAGGTGAAGCAAAATAAATGACAGAGTTTTTTATGGTGATGGAGCCGCCTACGATCACACATCAGGAGCATAAGGTTACGGTTGTGAATGGCAGGCCGGTATTTTATGATCCACCGGAACTGAAAGCAGCAAAAGAAAAATTGATTGGTAACCTGTACAAGCATCGAATCATGGAACCGTACAAAACAGGAGTAAGGCTGATCACGAAGTGGTGTTTTCCAAAGCAGAATCATGAAAACGGAGAGTACAGGATCACAAAACCGGATACAGACAATCTGCAGAAGATGTTAAAGGATTGTATGACAAAAGTTGGATTCTGGAAGGATGATGCGTTGGTGGCATCGGAAATAACTGAAAAGTTCTGGGCGGATCAGCCAGGAATTTATATCAGGATAGAGGAATTGTAATGGAGATAAAAATAATGGCATTTCGTGAAGTATACAAGCTGTTTGTGGATGCCTGGGAGCTGTATCGAAAATATAGTGCCAGAAGATTGGATGATGCAGAGTGCGAAGCAATGGCACAAGAAGCGGATGCGATAAACGAAAAATATCAATCAGACCTTGCGAAAGATATGTTGGTAAGTGTGATTAGGGAAGTGTCAAAAGATGCACGAATGAAGAGGAAAGATGCGGAGAAATAGACTATGGAAAGATTAACACATGAAAGAAAAAGTGGTATGAAAACAGGATACTGGTCCCCGAATAAGAAGCAGGAGCTGGTGGATAGACTGGCGATGTATGAGGACAGGGAAGATGCTAAGGACACAAATGTCCCTGGCAAATGGATTCCGTGCAATGAGAGACTGCCGGAGGTAAATATACCAGTCCTTGCTCAATGGGGAATATATTATTCAGGTGAAAACCGTATTGAGATCTTATATTTGAATGAGTTTGGAAGATGGCATGGAGATTTGGGTGAACCAAATGGGAAAGTAATCGCCTGGATGCCGTTACCGACTCCGTACGAGAAAGGAGAATAGCATGGATAATACATATGCACCAACAGCACCAACACAGGAAAAGATAAAAGTAGAGAGCATTGATACCATAGTGACTATGCACGGAGACAAGCCATATTACGAAAATAAGTATAGAAAAGTGGGTGATAAATGCTATCACATTGGGTATAGTTCTTATTATTTGGACGTTGCTCTTGAATATAGAAAGAAATATTTTGAGGTAGTAGAAAGAGAAAGTGACTGGATTCCATGCAGTGAACGGATGCCGGACGATGAAAGTTACATACTGGTATCATTTGAGAATGCAACAATGCCGGATATCGCAAGGTATGAAGAAAATGATGAAGGCGGTACATTCTATCCGGGAGATGATGAAAAATCTTATTCAAGCTATGGAATATTTGTGAATGCATGGATGCCATTGCCGGAACCATACAGGGAGGAGCAGTAAATGCATGTAGAAGTAAGCGAAGGATTCCGAAAAACCATTGCAGACATTGTTGATTGTTGTGTAGAAGGAAATACAAACAGCTGCACATTGGAAGTTGAGGTAAGGGAAAACGTCAGCCTTGTGATTGATATGAAATTTGAGGTGAAGGAGAAGAAAAGATGCGAGTAGAAGAAATTGCAGTAAGACAAGAAGTAAGACAGATGCTGTCAGAAGCTGGATTAAACAGAAATACATTGCGGGAAATGACTCAGCAGATATTAAGGGAAGAAATCAAGAAGCAGGTAAAATATGCGATAGAGCATATTAATGTGAACGATGTCGTCCGATACGAACTGACATCATACGAAGGAAGGTCGGCATTGAAAAATGCGATCAGTTCGGAAGTTCGTAATATGGTGAAAATTAATGTTGATGTGACAGCATTTGATGCGAGAGAACAAAACGACGAAGGAGCTGAGAAATGATTGAACAGAGGAAGAGCGAAGAAACAGAGACTAGAAGGTCAACAACATTATGATGAGCTGGAATCAGGTATTGACAGGAGAGCAAGTGAGAGATTCCACAGAAAGCCGTATCAGAGCTATACGGTAGAGGATTACCTGAAGAAGATGGGAGTAGACGTAACGAAGGGAGTAGATGCCGGTGGACAAGAACATTCTAAATGATTACATAGATGCATGTAAATTCATCGAGGAAGCGGAAAAGGAACTCGAAAAATTAAAGAAGCGTCGTCAAACGGTACAAGATAAAGTAAGAGGAAGCAATCCGGAATGGCCATATGAAGCGAAATCATTTAATGTTTGTGGTACTGCTGAGAAGTTAGAAGATGCAGGAAAGATTCAAAAAGAAGAACAAATAATTGAGGAGCAGAAAGAAGTAGCGGAAGAATTAAAAATCAAAGTAGAAGAATGGATGAAGAGTATTCCATTTCGTATGCAGCGGATTATCAAGTATAAGTTCTTTGAGCGATTACCTTGGGAAGAAGTTGCGAGAAAGATAGGGGATAAATGTTCGGGAGAAGGGATTCGAATGGAATTCAATAGATTCATGAAAAAATAGATAAAATTTGTTCGATTTGTTCGGATTGTTTGAAATCAAAGTGCTATACTGTAAACTGGAATTGATGAACAGATATCGAATTGTTTGATTAATTCTCCCCCAACCTAAAAAACGAAAGAGGACACCTGGTGATGCCGGGTGTCTTTTTCGTTGCGTAATTTAGAAAAATGCGTTATTATTAGATTAATTTAAAAAGATAAAAACGCAAAGGAGAAAAAACTATATGTTATCATTATGGGCATGTTTTAATGGATTAAGTGTTGCAGGATTGCTTTTTGCGGCTATTAATGGAATAAAAACAGACAATAAAGACTTAATTAAGCAAGTATATGGCGGAAATCAGCATATAGCTGTTTGGGAGGAAGAAGATACATTATCCGATGAAGAAAAGGAATATGTAAAAGGACGTGTCAAAGATATAATGGATGAAAAAATGCATTATATCATCGGATTTTTAATGTCGGCTGTAGGAGCGATAGGGGTATTATGCGGAAACTATAATCCCCCTGCAGGTATGGCGTGTCAAAGAGGCGAAATAATTGTGTCAATAATAATTTGGTTTTTAGTAGCATACGGCTTGAAATATGTGACTATGAAAGTAAAAGTTAAAAAAATTATTACTGAAATTGAAAAGAATCCAGAACTACTTGTAAGTGTTGGCGATGTAAAAATGGTAATTAGTAAAACAAAGGAAAGAAAAAACTAATTATAAAAATACAGGCACCCTCCGGGGTGCTTTTCTAATGCAAAAAAATAAACCAGAATTGAAGGTGGTGAAGTGGCGGGCTATGAAAACATAAGAGATGCAAATAGTAAAAGAACTCCGGAAGAGCGCCGAGAGTTAGCAAAAAAAGCAGGTCAGGCAAGTGGCAAGGCAAGACGCAGGAAGGCAAACTTCCAGAAGACGTTGAACCTGCTGCTTACTGCAGAAATAGATAACGAAGAATGGAAGCCGATTTTGGAGTCACTTGGAGTTGAGTGTACTTTGGAATCGGCTTTGCTTATGGCTCAGATTAAGGCTGCATTAGATGGAGATACACAGGCTGCGAAATTTGTGGCGCAGTATTCCGGACAGAGTAACAGAGCTGAGGAAGATCTGGAGAATAAGAAAGCTGAAACAGAACTGATCAAAGCGAGAAAAGAATCCATCACAGGCGAAAACGAGAATAATGATGCACTTGATCGTCTGGATCAGATATTGAAAGAGGTGCGGAACAATGCAATTAAGCAAGAAACAGAATGAATATATTGTGAACGCAACTCATAGATGGAACATTAAATCCGGGGCAGTTCGTTCCGGAAAATCTTATGTGGATACAGCTTTTGTGGTTCCATTCCGTATTCGAGAGAGGACTGGCAAGCCGGGACTAAATGTTATCCTTGGTGTGTCTAAGGAATCAATTGAACGAAACGTACTGCAGCCAATGCGTGAGATTTATACAGAAGAACTGATCGGGCAGATCAATAACCGGAATATGGCAATGATCTGCGGTGAAGAAGTGTATTGCCTTGGAGCAGAGAAAGTCAGCCAGGTAGCAAAGATACAGGGAGCCAGCATCAAATATTGTTACGGTGATGAGATTGCGAAATGGAACAAAGAAGTGTTTCAGATGTTGAAATCACGACTTGATAAGCCGTATTCGTGCTTTGATGGAGCTTGTAACCCAGAACATCCAACACACTGGTTGAAAGAGTTTCTGGATAATGACGAACTGGATATCTATTTGCAGAGATACACAATCTTTGATAATCCGTTTCTTCCACAGGAATTCGTTGAGCAGCTGTGCAAAGAGTATGAGGGTACAATTTATTACGATCGTCTGATTCTTGGGCTATGGAAGAGAGCAGAAGGAGCGATTTATAAACGATTTGCAGACAATCCGGAGAAATTCCGGTGTGAAGTACTGGAAGGACCTGCAGACAATACGGAACATAAACAATTCCGGAAAAATGATATTGTATCGATAGAGATCGGACTTGACTTCGGAGGAAATCAGTCCGGTCATTCTTTTGTAGCCAGAGGATACACAGACGACTACAGAGATGTGATTGGAATCATGTCTAAGCGAGTCATGGCAAAAGATCAGGACGAAGATATAGACAGCAATATGCTGGATCAGCTGTTCTGTGATTTTATTCAGGAGGTCATTGATAAATATGGTGTGATCGTCAAGCATGGTGATTATATAGAGTACTGCAATGTGGAATCCGTTTACTACGATAATGCAGAGACGGTGCTTGGTAATTCCATCCGGAATGCAGTGGAAAAGAGGTTTCCGTGGATAATTGTAAGAAAAGCGAAGAAAGCATCCATTATTGACCGGATTCGATGTACGGTCCGACTGATGGGAGCTGGAAGGTTCTGGATCACAGAGGATTGTAAGTCCCTGCAGACAGCACTTTCGGATGCAGTATGGAATAAAGACGTGAAAGATAAGGATGAACGTCTGGATGATGGCAGCACCGATATTGACAGCCTGGATGCATTTGAGTATACGATCGAGCGGGATATGCGAGATCTGATAGAAGAGGTGGAAAATGTTTGATGGTTTAAAAAGACTATGGGGAAGGATAGTGAGCATGTTTAACTACACGACATTAAAAAATATAATTGGCAAAGATGTGGCACTGTCACAGACCATGATCGATGCCATCAATGAATGGAAAAGAATGCTGGTCGGGAATGCAGACTGGTGTGACGACGATACAGTAGAATCCCTGAAATTGGAAGAAGGTATCTGCCGTGAGTTTGCAGATTCTGCTTTGGTGGAGCTGGAAGCCAAGATCCTGAATAATGACAAGATGGATAAAGTTCTCCAGAAAAGTCTATCTGATATGAACAAGAAGCTGCAGACCGGTCTTGCTCTTGGAGCAATGGTTCTTCGACCGCTTGGTCCGGACAAGACAGAATATGTTGCTGCAGATAAATTCATTCCGATTAGTTTTGATGATAACGGAGTCCCAAATGATATTGCTTTTCTAGTTGTAAAGTGTATTGGTGAAAATGACTATTACAGCAGAGTAGAGAGACATTATTTCACAAATGGGAATCTGACCATTGAAAATAAATGTTATCATTCGCAGAGCAGAAGTGATATCGGGCAGAGATGCAGCCTGGAAGCAGTCGCAGAATGGGCAAATATTCAACCTGGGCCAATTGTTTATACCGGTATGACAGAAATGGATTTTGGATATTATCAGAATCCAATTGAGAATAAGGTGGATAGTTCTTCATGTGGTGTATCAATATATGAGTCGGCAAAAGGATTGATAAAGAAAGCTGATGTACAGGCAGCACGTCTTGACTGGGAATATGATTCTGGAGAACGTGCGATTCATGTAGACCAGAGAGCGTTAAAGAATAAAGGCGGTAAGACTTACCTGCCAAGGCTGAAAAAACGTCTTTACAAAGGGATGAACCTTGAAGATGGCAAGGATAAAGAACTTTACAAAGAATATTCTCCTGCAATGAGGGATGAAGCATTTCGGAGGGGATTAGAGGAATACAAACGAGAGATTGAGTTCAATGTTGGTCTTGCTTACGGAGATCTGTCTGACGCACAGGAAGTGGATAAGACAGCCACGGAAGTGCTTGCATCAAAGACCAGAAAATACAATCGTGTTACTGCAATACAGGAGAAGCTTGAAGAATGTTTAAATGGATTCGTAAATGCGCTGGCTTTCTACAATGGTTCTTATATGTCTGGTGTGGAATTTACTTGCGAGTTCAATGATTCAATCTTGGCAGATGAAGAATCAGAAAGGCAGCAGGACAGGCAAGACGTAAGTATGGGTGTTATGAGCCTGGTTGAATATCGCATGAAATGGTACAACGAGGACGAAGCGACCGCAAAGTCAAAAATCCCGGAACAGAATCAGGTGATGGAGTAAGATGCGAGATGATTACAAGAATAAGATGGCCAGTAAGATCGCTGCCAGATATCAGGATCTGGAAGAACGAATCATGCAAGACATTGTTCGGAGAATCGTTAAGACTGGTGAGATTACAAGTACTGCAGATTGGCAGATTAATCGGTTACGGATCCTGGGACATTCTTCAGAGGATATCGAACGGGAGATAAAGAAGACGCTCAATGCTTCCTATCCGGAAATGTTTGAGCTGTACGATAAGGTAATTGAAAAGGAATATGTTCGAGATAAGGATGTATATGAGCAGATCAATGCAGAATATATACCGTATGATCAGAACGAGCAGCTTAAGCGGATCACAGAAGCAATTATTGATCAGAGTTGTGAAGATTTGGAGAATGTAACCAATTCACTTGGATTCTATTTGGATTATGGAAATGATAGGAAGGTACTGACACCACTTGCACAGGTGTATTCTGGATATCTGGATGCAGCATGTTATGATATCGTAACCGGCGTGTTTGATTATAACAGTGTCCTGAGACGAGTAGTTGCACAGCTCACGAACAGCGGACTTCGGAAGATTGATTATGCTTCAGGGAGAGCCGATCGGGTGGATGTGGCTGCAAGGAGAGCGGTCATGACTGCAGTTAGTCAGATTACCGGAAAGATATCTGAGTACAACGCACAGAAGCTTGGTACAGAGTATTTTGAGGTGGAGTGGCATGCCGGAGCACGTCCGACTCATGCAGTATGGCAGGGGCGTGTCTGGTCAAAACAACAGCTATATTCAGTATGCGGTTTGGGAACGGTCACGGGACTTCTTGGAGTAAACTGCTATCATACTTATTATCCGTTCTTTCCGGGATTGTCCGAACGTAACTGGTCGGATGGATGGCTGGATGCCAAGAATCTGGAAGAGAGTGAACCGAAGAAATTTGGGGATAGGGAATATACCTTGTATGAAGCCAAACAAAAGCAACGTCAGATGGAATTGGCGATGCGGGCGCAAAGAGAAAAGGTTCGACTGCTCCAGAAGGGTAAGGCTGATCCGGATGAGATTCTGTTGAATAAAGCAAAGTACCAGGGACAGTTAAATGAATATTCTAGATTTTGCCGGAAAATGAAGCTTACGGAAGAACGTGAGCGTATTTATCTGGACATGAAAGGACGAGTGGCAACAAATAGCAAACGACAGAATGCATTGTTCCCACGTGAAATGATCGAGAATGCATTCAAAGATGTGGCTCAGTATAAGCGGTATAAAGAAGTTCTAGGAGATTATATTGGTTCGCTTGTTAATTTCGGCCAGATGAAATATAATGATAGTGAGAAATGGAAAATTATCAGTGAAGCATATATAGATGTAAAATGGCAGAGTCAAGCACTGAAGAAGAAACAAATAGGAGAAGTACATTCTATCCCGTATAAAGGTGCTCCGAATAGTGTGTTTGATAATTTCAAAGATGGTGCCTTGCAGAGACGTAGATATTACGGAAATGATGGAAGACCAAGATTGGACATAGATATGACGGATCACGGAAATTCAAAAGAACATCCGATTGTACCACATTATCATAACTGGTATCTTGATGAAAAAGGTAACTTGAAACGTGAAGCAAAGCACGATAATCCACTTAAATTAGGGCATGAAATTGCTAATAAAGATATTCTCGAGAAGAGGTGATTGAAATGATTGAGTATAAAGATTATGCAAAATTTGAGAACTTGTCTGAGCTGTCAGAAGCTATAGAGATAGGATTAGATATCGAGTTTATTCTTTATGGAGAAAGATATAATATTTCGTGGAGAGATGATGAGCCGTTTATATGCAGGTGTCCAGAAGGTGAGACTAATTTCTATACAGATGCCAAGGCAATGCTTGATAAACATAAAATAAATGATAGACAGTTAAAGGAATTATGGAATGATATGAAAGTATTATCCATGTAGCTACCACCAGTCGAAAGGCCGGTGGTATTTTTGTACGCAATTTTAGGAGGTGATCCACTTATCTCCCTTTGAGACACAGGGTTATGCGTCTTATTTTTATGCCCTGTCATAAGGCTATAAACTGGACAATTACCCGGCCGGAGGTCTAACCGGCTATATCCCATACCGCTGAAAGAGCGGTCAATAAAATATTTCAGGAGGAATGTAACTATGAAAAATATTTATGAGATTTTAAAAGAGTATGGACTGGAAGTTCCAGCAGACAAAAAAGCAGATTTTGATAAGGCTTGGAAAGAAAATTATCGTACTAAAAGCGAGTATGATAATGCAGTTTTGCAGAGAGACAACTATAAGACCTCTCTAGATGATGTGAATGCTAAGCTGAAGGAGTTTGAAGGTGTTGACGTAAAAGATCTGCAAGGGCAGATCACAAAGCTTCAGGGAGATCTGAAAGCGAAAGATGATGAATACGCAGCGAAAGAGGCAGATCGTGTATTCATGGATTCTATCAAAGAAGCAGTCAAGACTGCCGGTGGAAGAAATGAAAAGGCTGTTATTGCCATGCTGGATATCGATGCTCTGAAAGAATCAAAGAATCAATCCGCAGATATCAAAAAGGCTTTGGAGGATGTAAAGAAGTCTGACGGATATCTGTTCGGAGCAAATGAACCAATTAACAATGCAATAGGTGGAACCAACATTAATGGCGGAGCGGATCCGGGAGCAGATGATGTTTCAGCTATCCGCGCGGCTATGGGACTGCCGGAAAAGAAATAAGGAAAGAGGTAGAAAGATATGCCAAATGTAATTGCATTAAGAAAAACATATTCCACACTTCTGGATGAGGCATACAAGTTAGCATCATTAACAGCAGTGCTGGATGGACCGAATGATTTAGCTCAGGAGGGCGCAAATGCGAATGAAATCTTAATCCCGAAGATGTCTATGAGCGGATTAGCAGATTATGATAAGCAGACAGGCTATGCCTTAGGAGATGTAACGCTTGATTACGAAACAAAGAAGTGTGATTATGATCGAGGTCGTATGTTCACTGTAGATGCAATGGATAATATTGAATCTGCAGGTATCGCGTTTGGACGTCTGTCCGGTGAGTTCTTACGTACACAGGTAGTGCCGGAATTGGATACATGGAGACTTGCGAAGTACGCTGGATATGCATCAGGAAGCAATGTTGCTACAGGAGCAATTGCTGATGGAAAAGCAGGTATTGCGGCAATTCGTGCAGGCAAGACTGCAATTAAGAATGCGGAGGCTAAAACAGAGACTTGCTATCTGTTTATTTCGACAACACTGAAAGGAATGATTGATGACCTTGATACAACGGCATCAAAGAAGGCGATGGAAGACTGGGCAGGAGTAATTGAAGTACCAGCAAGCAGATTCTTTGACAAGGTCACACTGACAAAAACGGGTGCAGGTGGATTTGCAACCACGGGAGGAAAAGCAATTGATTTCTTGATTGTGGACAAAAACGCAGCAATTCAGTATCAGAAACATACAGTTCCGAAGATTATCACTCCGGAGCAGAACCAGACAGCTGATGCATGGAAGTTCGGTTACAGAACAGTTGGTATTGCAGAAGCGAAGGATAATAAGAAAGTGGCAATTTATGTTCACAAAGCCGGAGAGTAAGGAGTGATGTCATGAATGTGACATACGAGTATTACAAGGATTCTTTTGGTGGTTCTCTGATTCCGGAGAACCGCTGGATTTCCTTGGAATTAAAAATGAGTGCAAGACTTAACCAGTATACATTTGATCGAATGAAAGAAGACAACTGGCCGGAACAAGCAAAAACAGCACTTTGTGAAATGTGCGATTGTGCATATAAGTATGAGCGGCGTGACGGAAAGACTTCGGAAAATAACGATGGATATTCAGTATCATATGATATGAATAAAACATTGAATGTGATGTTATATGAAATCGCAGAAGTATATCTGATCAATACAGGATTATTGAGTTTGGCGGTGGATGATGATGTTAACGAATGCAACGATAACTGTTTATAACCGTGGGTACGATCCACTCACCCGTTTCGATACCTGGCATAGAACCGTTATTGAGAATGTTCACGTATATGTTGATCACAAAGCATCCGTTGGCGATTCCGGACTAAACAGTGCAGAAGTATATAAGATCCGTATTCCTGCAGATGTGGAGAATGCGGATCAGTATCTTCCACCGGAGGAATATGCGAAGCTAAAAGATCCGGAAGAATACTGGACCATTCAGATCGAAGATCAGATTGTGCTCGGTGAGTATGATCAGGAGATTGAAAGACCAGCTGATCTGAAAGATGTACGATTGAGGCACTGTAAGGTGTTGTCTTGGTCGGATAATCGATTCGGAGGATTGCCACATTGGAGAATTGAAGGTGAATAAATGGCACAGAAAAGGGATTTCTCAATTACAACACCGAGAGGAACATTATCATCTATGACCGGTAAAAATGGTAAGGTGACAGTAAAGCTGGAATGGAATCCGGGATTCGGAAGAGAAAAGTCAGAAGGATTTTCAAAAGCACAGGCATTTGTAGATTCCGAATGTTTAAGGCTTATGAATCCACTTGCTCCGCGGAGAACCGGTTTTTTGATTAAATCAGCAACACTGGGGACGGTTGTAGGTAGTGGCAGCGTTGAGTACTTGGCACCATATGCCCGCCGACAGTATTATGAGCATAAGTCGAAAAGAAAATGGTTCGAGACAATGAAAAGAGGGCATCTAAGTTCTATCAGGAAAGGAGCTGCAAGATTTATTGCAAACTGAAAAATACAAACCGATTATAGACAGTATACGAGACTATATTTTGACTTGTGATTTCTTGAAAGATTACAAGGTAAATGTAGATCATTTGGGGGTAAATATGGAATATTCTATCAATGCCCTTCCATGTGATCCATTAATAAAGAAGTATGTAGATGGAGGAAGCATTAAGCAATTTCAATTTGCATTAACCAGTAAAGATTGCTATGACGGAGATGCCCGAACAGCAATTGAAAATAGCGGGTTCTATGAACAGTTTGAAGATTGGATTGCAGAACAGGATAGTAAGGGAATCTATCCCGAATTAATCGGAAAGGCTCCAACGAGCATTTCTGTAATGCAGAAAGGATATCTATTTGATTTGGACACAGATCTTGGACAATACGAAATACAGTGCAAGTTGGAATATGAACAGGAGGTATAGAAATGGGAGTTAAGAAGCAGAAAATTGTAAAAAGAAGTGAAAAACTGTCGTTCATGGATACAACAGGTGATGGAGCATCTTTTGCAAGAATGACGAAATTTACGTCATTGAAGGGAAGTAAGAATCCAAAGGAATATAGCCGGCAGTATGTAGATATGGATGTGGAATCATCAGATGTTGTTGGTTACGCACCGGCTATTGAATATTCTTTTGACCGGCATACAGACACGCCGATACATGAAAAGATTGCAGAAATCACAGATGATGAATTGTTAGGAACAGATACCTATGTAGATATTGTTACAGTAGATAAGTTTGCTGTTGACAGTAAGGGGAATGCCCCGGCAAGGAAGAGGACATATTCTGTAGTAGCCGACAGCGAAGGTGATGGAACAGATGCTCTTATCTATTCCGGAAACTTTAAAGCAGTATCGGAAATCACAGAAGGATATGCTACAACTGCAGATGAGTGGCAGACTATTACATTTACGGCCGGATCCATGCCGGTGTAGGAAAATAAGAAAGAGGTGAGCCTATGAGCCAGTATGTATTACACGGAATTGATGATGTAGAGGTGGAAGTTGAAATTGATATGGCAGATTATGACTTCCAGGTTAAGTATGAGAAAGCGTTTGAGCAGATGCAGGAAGAAGAAAAAGCACTGCAAAAAACAGGAAAGAACTCTGAAATTACAAAAGGATATTGTGAGATGTTCAATCATCTGCTTGACAATATTCTTGGAGAAGGCGTTTCAGAGAAGCTCTTTGGTGGAAAATATAATACTTTGACAACTGATCGGGTTTATGGTGAATTCCTTGAAATCTGTTCAACGCAGGTGAAATCAAATAATGCAGAACGAACAAAAATCGTAAGTAAATACAGACCGAACAGGGCGCAGAGAAGAGCTAAGAAGTAATGAATGTATTTTATGAAGATCTTCCGGAAACATTGAAAATCAATGGAAAAGAATATCCTATTATAACGGATTTTCGAGAATGGATTCGCTTTTCGGATATGTTAAAGTCGGATCTCCAACCACAGTATAAGCTGGAGTTTCTTGCGGAAATGTTCCTAGAAGATACACCTGACTTATACACAGAAGAAGGTATCGAAGAGGTAATGGATTCCATAACCTCTTTTTTGTCGTTGGAAGCTTTGGAATTTCCGGATCAGTATTCGGGTGAGTTAGAAGAAGTAGAAGAATTCGATGAAAAGCCGGAAGAGGTAGAGTACAAGGATGCGACGGAGAAAAAGGCTATTTATTATGAGCAGGACGCACCATATATTATATCTGCTTTTCGAAGAGAATATCAGGTGAATCTTCTATCAGTTCCGTACATGCATTGGTGGGAGTTCCGAATACTCCTGGATGGTCTGAGTGAAGAAAGCCAGATTAAGAAGCGTATTTATTGGCGTACTTGTGATGTGAGCAAGATGGAGAAGAAAGAGCGAATGGAGATATTGAAAATCCGTAGAAGCATTACGATACCGGAGGAGGAATATGTAAGTGACGAAGACATCGGAAATGCATTTATGTAATATAAAAAAACCTCCGCTGGAACGGAAATGGTATCAGTGTCCGTACTGTAAAAAGTCGGCTCTGATCTATGACAATACTGCCGTATGCAGTGGAGTCTTTATCAAATGTAAATTTTGTAAAAGAGAATTTGAGGTGATAATAAAGCACTAGTGAGCCTGTGAGCCGTGCTATTTACCAGGAAAGGGTGATAGTATGGCGGCAGATGGCCACTTGAATTTTGACACAAAACTTGATGAATCTGGTTTTAAATCAGGAATAGGAAAACTTGGTTCAATTGCTAAAGGCGGTCTTACTGTTCTTGGTGGAGCAATTGCGGGAGTAGCATCAGCGATTGGTGCTGGATCTGCAGCGGCCATTAAGGTCGGTTCTGATTTTGAAGCGGGGATGAGTAAGGTTTCCGCAATATCCGGAGCAACCGGAAGTGAATTGCAGCAGTTAACCGACAAAGCGAAAGAGATGGGAGCTAAGACAAAGTTCTCAGCCACAGAGTCAGCAGAAGCTTTTCAGTACATGGCAATGGCCGGTTGGAAGACCGGAGATATGCTTGGCGGTATCGAAGGTATTAGGAATCTGGCA